GGAAGAGGCAGAACAGGAAGACTCCGTAAAATCAGAACTGGAGAAACTGCGTGCTGCGTATCGGGAGATTCAGCCGGAACAAATCAAAATCATTGATAAAGCAGTTACGGGATTGATACAAAGAATACCGCAAAAAGGCTTGATTTCAGGGATTTTTGCAAACGGCAGACCGACGAGGTCTTATTTTTTTGCCCTGTCGCCGGAGATGCTGAATGCTGTTGGATGCATAATTCAACGAACTGAGGCTGTTCGTTGAATTATAGGGCGTTCGTTAAAATGTAGAAAGCCGCCGAGTAGAATGTACCACTCAGCGGCTTTTGTTATGTTGATTCACAATAGGCACTCTATCTTCAATACAAAAGAATTGATGTTGTTTTTGAACTCTGCAGCAGTGTTACCAGCTATATTCATGTAAGCAGCATATATTTTTTGAAGGTGGAAATTTTCATCTACAAAGCGCAAGGCACATGAAGGTTTATCATACCCTGCAGGATAACACAGAATCACTTTTTTGCAGCTTAGCATCTGGGAATAAAAAGACATTTGATAAACATCTGGATTATGAAAAGGCGAGGATGTCTTATTCTTCATATCAAGTATAGCTCTTGCGTGTGGTTTTCCGTATTCCTCGTAGTAATCAAATAATAAATCGGGCAAGTAATCTCGCTCAATATGTCCATCATCATTTGAACAGTATGCATAACTTTTTCCGGCAGTCCAATAGCTAAACTTTCCCAGCGAAGAATAAACCATAAGAACCTTTTTGATAAAATCTTCGTAAACCCTATCAAAGTTGATAAGTAGACTTTCTCCAGCGGCCTTTTCCCCAACAGTTGATATAGTTAAATCGTTCAAAATCATATAAGCTAAGGAAATTGCTTTTTTACAATACGCCGTGTTCTTATTTGTTGATACTTCTGCCGGGTATTTCTTGTAATCCACATTTCCAAATTGCCGAATAGTATACGCAAGTTCCGGGCTTTTGGTATGCGTTTCAAGCTTTTTTGCTGCTGCTAATAGCACTCGGTTAATTGGAATATCTCTTGTAAGATCATCAAATTCGCAAACAAAAGAGTCTGATTTATGCATTAGTATGTTCATTTTTGTCTGTGTCACGAGCATATTCCCACGAACATAATTCAGTGAATCTTCTCGTAATGTATAGCTTACTGGCAAACCGCGATGAACAATCTCCAGCAATTCTTTGATGAACATGGCAGAGAGATTTACATCATTTCCGCCTTCAACATCATACATGGGTGTATCAAGATCAGTATACTCTGCCGAATACAGGAAATAATATATGCGCAAAATATGACTGATCGTGACACCACTATGTTTTGGCTTGATGATGATTCGTCGACTGGGTAAGCCTATGTATCCTATATACTGTTGAGGAAGCTTCATGACCATTTGCGATGCATCTAAGCTGTCCCATGACATTCCTTTATTTGAAAGGAGCTTCTGAATAATGGGCACCTCTTCTTTATTCAAGCGAAGCAAAGCTCCCTGTTCAACAAGTTTTGAGGTAATCAAATTGCTTCACCTCAATTTCCAAACTGATACCTTATTTCACGCATGAATTCAGAAGAATCGTCAATGCGTGTTGGAAGCTTATCTCCAAGAATATTAGTGAGATATCGCTTGTTTCCATATGTATATTCCTCTATAATAGGCAAGATATAGTAATTAAAGAGGGAGAGAAGCACCTCTTCACTCCACAGTATTTTATGCGTGTTAGGATCAATAGCCCATTTTGGCATAAAATATGATTGACCAAGCAGAAGATCGGCATCTCCAAGCACAGACAGCAACTTACTATTGATTCCATTCATCAATTTGCTAACCTTGATGGCTGGAAGGTTTGAATAGTCCGACATATAGTCAATAATCTCGCTGTTGGGGTAAAAATTCACAAATGCAAATCGGCGTCTGATGGCGTAGTCGACAAGTGCGATACTTCTATCTGCTGAGTTCATAGTAGCAAGAATGTACACATTTTCAGGAATCGAAAATTCTGAAATAAGCGTACCCTCTTTGGTTTTCAGTTCTGCAGGGAGTTGGGCAGTATACTCTCTGTCAAGTGTAAGGATTATTTCACCAAAAACCTTCGAGACATTAGCACGGTTAATCTCATCAATCAGGAAGAGGTATTTATGCTGAGTATCATTACGAGCCGTCTCGCAAAATTCAAGAAATACTCCGGCCTGTGGAATTACACTGCCATCCTCAGCAAATTTGTTTCCGCCTATGAATTGTTCATAAGTGAGATTCGGGTGGAATTGAACAAGATATGTAGTATCAAAGCTCCTTTTGATAATACCAGAAATATAGGATTTTCCTGTTCCGGGAGGCCCCGTTAATACAACTTGCTTTGTACCCAGAAGAAGCGAAAGCAATTTTTCGGCTGTAATATTGTTGCCGTGTGGTGTGATAAGTTCATTCACCTGCTCGGCAGAAAACTCAAAGGTTGTGTCCATGTAGTCAATGGGCACAGTAAGTGCGGATATTTCAGGGGAAGTAGCATCACCGTCAAATGTCAGCCTGCTCCTTAGTTCATCACCGGTGATCTGGGTGTCTTGATATGTAATGAGACCAGTTTCGGTGTCAAATAGATTTGATAACTCTTTGGCAGTAAGATTCAATGCTCTTATAAGTTCCTTCGTACAGATTCGAGTAAAATCCTCATAACGTTCGTCAGATGGTTCAGAAATCCAAGAGTCATCAACCTCAAATGGGAAAAAGCGGAAATACCAAGCAGCAAAATACTTTAAAGGAATCTTATTTTCATGCAAACAATTGTCATAAAGGAAAGGAATATAATCAGGTCTGAATTTATACTTTGTTGTATCCAGCTCATCTTTCCGCAAATAATTACTCTCATCAATAAGAGCATTATCCATAGTATCCTTTACTCTTCCAAGAAGTTTTCTGAACTCTGATCCGCCATTATAATAGTTTCCAGCTTTAATTCTGGTGCTAAAAGAAAACGGAAATAAGCCGCATCGCTTTCCGCCGTTTTCTGTCCTTGAATCAAATAGTCCACACAGGAAATACATGAGCAATGTGTTTTTTTTTCTTGCTTCGCCCTCTTTGTAAAAGGTGTGGTATTCCTTGCTATTAAACTTCATGCCCTTAAACAAGAAAAACAAGCCTAACTGTTCTGGCGAAGAGTATTCTGTATGAGTAAAGTAGTTTATAGCCTCATCTAAGGTGCTGGCTGATACATAAATCTTTCCCATTGTTATTTCACCTTTTTCTTTCGGAATACTTGTTGCATAATAGCGGTGGCCATAGCTTCCCCCAGTTTTACCGGAACTGCATTTCCAATCACCTTATACATTGCAACAATGTTTTTGAGTGTGTCATCAATGAAAACAAAGTCATCGGGGAATGACTGAATACGCGCAATCTCTCGGATAGTGTACCGGCGATTATGAACAGGGTGAATAATTCCGCAGTTTTCGGGTTGTGCAGCAGCGGTTATAGTACCATTAATTTCATCTCTTGAAAAACGACGATAAAAATTCGGTGCATGGTAACGCTGCATATCGTCACGGATTCTTTGAAATCTTGGTGCAAGATTCTCGTATGGGATGTTCTTCCACGATCCGCCTTCTGGAATCTGCTCGACCATTGCCATAGCTTGAGGAGATAATTCCCAGTCAACCTGATTAGGGGCATCTTCTGGAATATCAAGAATATGTCGAAGAGTTAAGTTGCTTTTATCCTGAACCTTCTCTGGGAATTCAAATGTAATGCCGAGATCCTTACGGATACCGACAAGAATTAAACGATAGCGATTTTGGGGAACGCCATAATCGCTGGCATTTACAAGTTCGTATGTGACATTGTAGCCAACATCATTCATAGACTCCAAATCGCTTTTAATAACATCTATCAATTTGCGACCATCGATATATTTAGTAGATAGTAATCCACGTACATTCTCAAATAAAATAACTTTCGGCATTTTGTCAGCAATAATTCTAAGGCACTCCTGATAGAGCATACCACGAGAATCATTAACGCCTTTCCGGTTTCCTGCATTTGAGAATGGCTGGCATGGGAATCCTGCTGTTAATACCTCACAAGCCGGGATTTCACTTGAGGGGACTGTTCTAATGTCGCGACCATCAATAGGTCCCAGATTCTTCGAGAATATGGCCTGTGCATCGCTGTCAAAATCGTTTGCCCAAACGCGCTTGAATCCAGCACACTCAAATCCGAGGTCAAGCCCCCCGCAGCCTGAGAAAAGAGAAACTAAGATAGGCTTTTTCGCTGCCATTGTAATACCTCCAAAGTAAGAGTAAATTATTATTTATGACTCATTGTTCTCTGGAGTCATTTCAATGATATCTGCTATATTGCAATTAAGTGCTGTACATACTTTTTGTAAGGTTTCTGTACTAACATTTTGATTCTTGCCCATTTTGGTAATTGAGGCGGAACTGATTCCGGCCGCTATTTGTAGGTCTTTCTTTTTCATTTCTCTATCAATCAATAGCTTCCAAAGCTTTTTATAGCTTATGGACATATAATCACCTCGAATAGATTTTAGGGTAGTTTCAAGAGCACCCCAATGAACCTCTGCTACGCTTGGTTGAGAAGGGCAGCATTGAAATCGGAATCAGCGTAGCGAATGGAGATTTCAATGCTGCGGCGGAGTTCCGCCGGGTTTAATCAAACAATCAACAGGCATTCACATACCCATGATAAAATAGCTGTGATCAGCAGGAACAAGTTCTGTTTCACCTCAGTCGAGCCGCATGGCTGCTTCCGTAGAGAGTCTGTTCCCCAGAGCTGTGAGTTAGCTGCTTACACGTAGGCTTGTTTATCCGGGATGTGTTCCATCCGTTTTTACAGGCAGTACGGATCATCGCATCGGAGCCACCCGGAGTGGATTCTGATAAGCGAGGTTGATGATGCCACAGTATCATGGGTAGCTGAATGCCTGTTGATCGCAAATCCCGATGAAGGGAGGTGGAAAATATGAATCAAGACAAACTTTATGTTGGCATTGATGTCAGCAGCAAGAATAACGTCTGCTATCTCATGTATTCTGACGGCAGTAAACATAGTTCGTTTTCTGTACCGAATAACAGGAATGGTGCAAAAATAATTGTTGACAGAGTTACCTCTGTGCTTCTCTTGCAGGATATTCCAAAGGTTGTGATCGGCATGGAAGCGACTTCCGTTTACGGTGATAATCTCATGCGTTTTCTTCGTGAAAGTGGCAGTCTTGGACGATTTGAAAGAAGCCTGCATATGCTCAATCCCAAGCAGGTCAAAAAGTTCCGGGATGCCTATTCCGATCTTCCAAAAAACGATTATGTCGATTCCTTCGTCATTGCTGACCACCTTCGCTTCGGCAGAATCAATAAGGAGGTCTACATGGACGATTACAAGTATCAGGCGCTCAAAATGTATACAAGAGCGCGTCACCAGCTCGTACAGGAACTGACACGGGAAAAGCAGCGTCTTCTGAACACCGTTTTCATTAGCTTTTCCGGATTGACACAGGAGAAAATCTTCTCCGATAAATTCGGTGCAACGTCAATGGCTCTGATTGAGGAGTTCTCTTCGCTCGATGAGCTGGCGTACATGAATACCGATGAGCTAGCGGATTTTATTCGTAAGCACGGAAAAAATCACTTTGAGAATCCAGAAGAGATCGCGGAAGCTGTTCAGCGTGCTGCGAAGAATTCTTACCGTCCGCCGCAGGTCATTGCGGATGCCGCCAAGCAGATGATTGTCATCTCTATGAACACCATACGTCTGCTCCAGAAGCAGATCAAGGAATACGACAAGGCGATTGAAAAAATGCTTGAAATAATCCCGCAGACACTGACCTCGATCAAGGGCATCGGCAACGTCTATGCTGCCGGAATCATTGCTGAGATCGGTGATATTAACCGTTTTCCCAGTCAGGCAAGCGTTGCAAAATACGCTGGTCTTGTCTGGACTCAGCACCAGTCCAGTGACTTTGAAGCTGAGGACAAGCGTATGATCCAGGGCGGTAACCATCATCTGAAATATTATTTGTGCGAAGCCGCAAACGCTCTGAGAAGATGCGATCCGGAGTTCAAGCGCTTCTACAGTCTCAAATACAAGGAGGCTAACAAGCACAATCACAAACGTGCATTCGCTCTCACTGCCAGAAAGTTAGTCAGGTTAGTCTATACACTGCTGAAGACTAACCGCCTGTATATCCCGCCGGAGGAGTATTGATCCGGCACCTCCAGCCCATCGAAAAAATTTTTCGGCGCAAGCTTTAGTAGGAGTACCCTTTTTGTCTCTTCTTAGGCAGAATGTATGGATTTCTTCCTTGTTTTTCTACTTTTTGCCTATTGACATTTTACCGTAGGACTTTCACATAGCATTGTAAATACTATTATATCATATCTCGATTCAAAATGCAAGAGAAATCGCAAATTAATCTTGCGAACGCACGATTTTTCTTTAGGAATGTATAATTAAGTAGTCTAAGCCACTTGCAAAATCCGTCATATTGTGGTATAATATATATAGTATATGTGAATACCCTATCGAAAGGAGTCACCAAGATGAAGATCTACCGCACTTTTGAAGAGTATATGTACGACAACTATTACGATGATATCTACAACAAAGTCAAAGGCTTCCTCTGCCAGAAAAAAGGAACTTCGTTTCTGGCAATGCACCTTATCCCAGACGTTAGCAGATTTGAGTTGGATGATTATCATGTTATGGGTGTGACCTTTAAGACCTCCGGCGGAGATGCTCTGCATTTCCGGTTAAGCATAAATGCCGATGTAAATGTTTATGGAAAGTCACGCTATGATTATGAATCAGATACTAAGTCAGTTTGGATGTCTGTATACTGCGAGAGCATCCTGAAGAATGGACTGCATAATGTCAGAATCGTTCGTGTAGAAGAGTACAGTAAAGATAGATTTGATAAGGAAACTGCCCTCGACCACTATCTTGTTCCTTATCTCTACAGCGAGGATGCCGATAAAGTTGCAGAAGATTTCCTGCGTGACCACTGTGCACGGGCACTGGACACAGCTATGCCACTGCCGGTACAAGAAATTGTAAGTGACCTCGGAATGAAGTTGTATCCTGCACCGCTTGATGATAACATTTTCGGTAAAACCTATTTTGTAACAACTACAGTCACAGTATATAAAGACGACAGTTATTTTGAGACTGAGGGTATCACTGTTCCACCGGGAACTATGCTAGTAAATCCCGATGTCTTTTTCATGCACAATATCGGAACAATGAATAACACTATTATTCATGAATGTGTACACTGGAAGCGGCACAAGATGTTTTTTGAATTGATGCGCCTATTGAATCAGGAGTATCGCTTTATTTCCTGCGAGATAGTAGAGGCTTATGGTAAGGAGAGGGCGAACTCAACCCCATTGGAGTGGATCGAGTGGCAGGCAAACACCCTTGCTCCGAAAATCCTGATGCCCGCATCTACTACTAAAAAGTTCATTCAAGATCGACTTCATGATTTGCGTCAGTGTATGCCAGCAAGTACCAGAGATGCGGAAGTAATGGCTCAGGCAATTCAGGATACTGCTGATTTCTTTCAGGTTTCCCGACTTGCAGCCAAACTCCGTGCTATTGAGTTGGGCTTTGAACAAGCACATGGTACATATGTATACATAGAAGGAAAGTCCATCCCCCACTTCTCCTTTGGTTCTAAGATTATTGGCAAGAACGGCAGCTTCGTAGTTGATTCTATCAGCGCACTACGTATGATCATAACACATCCGGTTCTGGATGCACTGTACGCAGAGGACAAGATTGTTTTTGTTAACAATATGCTCTGTATAAATGCTCCGAAGTATATTCAGTTTAATGATGAAGAGCAGCCGGTAATGACGCAGTATGCACTGGATCATGTCGATGAATGCTGTTTCCTTTTCGCCTGTAAAAAGCGTATCAAGCTGGATTATGATGACTCGTTTTACCGTGCCTGCTTCTTGTGCCGTGAGGTCACAGCCGATTCCTTGCTCGAAGCGGAGTATGATGCTAAACTCGCCAAGAACCAATTGACCGAGGAAGAGGCTGCTGCCATTGCAGAAATTGTTAAGCTGTCACAACAGTTTGAAAGCGATTTCGATGAACTGCCCGGTTCATTCCATAAAACTGTCGACTATCATATTACTCGCAAAGGACTTACTGCGGAGATGCTAAGTGAGCGTTCAAACCTCAGTACGCAGACAATAAGCGAATTACGCAATAAGACGGACAAGTCCGTTACTTTCCAGACATTGCTGAAGCTGTTTATTGGTCTGAACCTTAACAAAGAATACTGCTATGACCTGATGAAAAAAATCGGAATGGATTTTCCGAATACAATGGAAGGCAGGTTCTTCAAATGGCTTGTGGACGAGCATACGGATGAAACCATAGAACGCTGGCAAATGTACCTCAATCAAGCAAAGCTAAAGGTGACTCTATGTGAACTGGATTCGTAGTAATAATGTACTACTATCACTATTGTGATTTGTGCAAAACGCAGAAAATGGTGATTTGGTGCTTCTCAGCATCAAGTGCCACTTGATGCTCTATAACATATTTAGGGGCTATTCCGCTGATTCCTATAATTGGAATTAGTGGAATAGCCCCTTTTTGCGTGCTTTTTGACCATCAAGTGACACTTGATGGTCATTTTTATTACCTTGCTGTATACTGGAAGCAGAAATCAAAGACACAAGGAGGTCAAATCGATGACAATTACAGAAAGAATGATTGCTGAAAGTCAAGTGGAAACTCTACTCAGCAGCATAGGTGCGTACTTGGAAACAAATATCTGTGATTCGCTATTAATGCTTCACGGCGGCTCACCAGAAACACTCGGGACGATGGAACTTGAGTTATTACGTGACGATTTGATAACAGTCGAGAACGATAAATGACGCTCATTACACCATCATATCCACTTTTTCTTTAGGGGCCAATAACCTAAGACTGATTCTGCCTGCGGTACCGATAAGGATATCCAGAAATGTGCTGAATTTTGCATCAGATATATAAACCGTCTTAATCAGTTCCATATAGGACTCCTCGAAGAAAGAATGATACTTCTTCAGAGCAGAGATGTTATCTATCTTACCATCAATTGCAAAAGCAATGAGTTTACAATACACATAGCGAATCATGAAATCCGTGTAGTCTGACGGAATAGTATCCTTTTTTCTGTACGTTTCTGAAAAAGCTAATGGCTCCGTAATATCGTGAAATTGGTATTCACCGATTCCATTTTTGTACCCTTCAAAATAGTCATATTTCTGAAATTGCTTTTTTAAACGTTCATATGCTTTATCTGCTGTTGTATTGTCGATGAGCGAATAGGCTTCAGCAACATCCCTTAAAGACAGTGTATGTTTATCTTTATATGCTTTCAACGCCTCAATCCCTGTAAACTTTTCTACTGAAAAGACCGGTAGTTTTGTTGCTAAGAAATAGCTTACATACTGGAAAAGACAGTAGATATACAAGTTCTTATACGGATTGTCATTTTGCCCATTGTAGTACTCTATTTCCGCACCTTCAAATTCTCCTGATGGTTTATTATAGTTGTTGTATTTGTACTTGTAGTACTCGATTTCATCGTCCACAGCTTGAGAAAGAGAATGTCCTTCAATTTCAGGAGAAGAAACGACATATACATAATCTTTCATGAATGCATCCCATTGCTCTTCTAGATGTTGAAGGAATGAATTCGGTTCCAGCCCTTTCGGAACAGAATGCAAGCGCGCCATATCCATCATATGAATCTGTGCTTCTTTTGGTCGAAGGCAATTTGCTTCCTTAACATAGCGAGGATATAGTTCATTTTCGTAATAACTATTAGCGAAATAATACAGCCCTTGTAATTTTTTTGCCGCTTCGGAGTGCCCTGATCCTTTTTTATAAAAGGATTTTAGTGTTTCATTTGTACGAACGAATTCCCGGAACAGTTTCTCTTCTTCTTCTGTCATATCATCGTGTAGATTAAGAACTTTGATGAATTCTTTATATTTTCTAACAAGAACTCTTGCTTGTACCTCTTCGGAACGGTATTCATACCCTAATTCTTCTTCGTGAATTCTAAGTAAATAATCAGATAGATTCTCGTTTTCTCGCCTCATAATAGCACCTCCTGTGAGTAATAAAGCGCGGGGAAAATTCTCCTAAATTTTCTGTCTTAGCTTTTCAGGTCGTTGAGAGTTATAATGAAATCAGACGGCAATTAAATCCGCAAAAACAATAGGAGGTACACCAATATGATGTATGATCTACCAATTTCATTGGGTGGGCAATCAATGCCTACCAATCCAGCAGAATTTGCATCGTGCGTAAACACAGCAATTCAACAAAGCTGGCAGCAAATTCAAGCAGGATATGCAAATCCTTACGCATCCACGGGTTTGCTTATGAATCAACTTCATGGAGCCGCTTATGATGTAGCCCTGATGTCGAACATAGGCACCCCGCGTAATCAAGGTGGTTTAGGTATGCGTGGCGGTTTCGAGACAGTTCTCAGCTATGCAGTAGGGCAAGCTTTGATTGCAGGATACAATCTCTGTTGCCGTTACAACGGCTTGCCAGTGCTTCCACCAGTATACCTACCTTGATTGTACACCATAGGTAAGGAAAAGTCAATAGCATTGTCCCAAGCATGACATAAAACTGCTTACTGAGATTGTCTGCGCCGTCTGATCAGCGGTGGCGCAACAGACAGTTTCAGTCGAAATTTAATATGTACGGCTGCCTTATGCGCTGGCGGCCGCAATCCGAATGGAGAAATCCATCTGGATCGCGGTCAGGGTTTTTGCGCCCATTTTGCAGCCGGTCGATTCCTCCATTCACGTCAATGGAGGAATTTTTTATGCAAATCTATCTGAGACAGATGAACAAAGTGATTGAGGTGTCAAAGGAAGTTCACGATGATTATTACCGCGACATCAATGCTTATCGCCGAACACAGCAGAATCATGGCCGCTGTGCCTGCCCAAAGGCAAACTACCGCTACTGCGACATGGACTGCTGCACCTGTAAGTACCGCCGCGCTGGGGACACGCTTTCCCTCGACTGCCCGGCCACGAATGACGAAGGCGATGAGGAGACCATGCTCGAAAGAATGGTCGATGAAGCATCGGATACAGCGGAGATCGCAGCCGATCAGCTTCTGCTCGAAACACTTATAAAAAGGATGGACGAACTTGTGCCGGGTATCTTTCGTGCCTTTGAACTGCGTCAGAACGGCCTGTCGGACACAGAGATTGCGCAGGAACTGGATATTCCGCGCACTACGCTTCTCTCCCGCATGAAAAAAGTGACTGCAACGCTGACTGAAGAATTTTTTTGAAAATCCTTCGTCAAATCGACCGTCAGCTTTCCATTGGAAAGTAGAGGGAGGTGATAAACCGTGAATGCAAAGACTCAGGAACTTGTGGATACGCTGCTTGCGATCAGCATCGTATCAAAACGATTGGCAAAAAATTTGACAAAGGAGGCCCTTAAACATGGATTCGATGATGGAACTGGTAAATGCGCTGAATGCGCTCACTGCCGTGCTGCAGAAGTTCACACAGCAGACCACTGAGAACTACCTCAATACCTTTGAGGAGTTGCCCACAGGCGATACGGACGATGCTCCGGTGGCTGAATCGCAGCCTGCACCGAAGCCGACCGTAACCATTGAGCAGGTTCGTGCTGTTCTTTCGGAACTGTCCCGTGCGGGTAAGACAGTGCAGGTCAAGGAACTGCTGAAGAAACACGGCGGCGACAAGCTCAGTGCTGTTGATCCCGCCGAGTATCCGACACTGCTGGAGGAAGCTGGTGAGTTGAATGCCTGATGTACATTCCAACCTGCCGCCTTCGGCGAGTAAGATGTGGATTTCGTGTCCGCCCTCTGCTGCGCTGAATGCCAAAGCACCGGATTCAGACAGCAGTTATGCTCTCGCGGGTACCCTCGCGCATTCTATCGGCGAGGCAAAGATCAGGCAGGCACTCGGCGAGGATATCTCTATTCCTGAATGCACCGATGCTGAAATGGCTGAGGCGACCGACCAGTATCGTGACTATGTGCTTGAGCAGATCGAAGCCGCCCGTGCTTCATGCCGCGATCCTACCGTCCTTGTAGAGCAGCGTGTGTCCTGTGAACGCTGGGCGGAAGGATGCTTCGGCACTGCCGACTTCCTGCTGATTTCCGACCAGACATTGCATATATGCGATCTGAAATACGGTCAGCTTGAAGTCAGTGCGCAGGACAATACGCAACTTATGTGCTATAGCCTCGGAGCGATAGATGCGTTTGCTTCGCTGTATGAATTTACTGAAGTGAAGATGACAATCTTTCAGCCGCGCCTGAACCACTGTGATACCTGTACAAAGACAGTAGAAGAACTGCTCCAGTGGGGTGATACTGTTTTGAAGCCTGCCGCTGTACTCGCCCTCGCAGGTGAAGGTGCATTCTGCGCCGGTGAACACTGCCGTTTTTGCAAGGTCAAGCAGACCTGCCGCAAACGGGCTGAATACAACCTTGCGCTTGCGAGATATGATTTCGCAATGCCGCCGGAACTGACCGATGATGAGATCGAGGCTATCCTTGCAAAGGCAGATGACCTCACCTCGTGGATATCCGACATCAAGGACTATGCGATGCAGCAGGCTCTCTCCGGAAAGCACTGGTCGCAGTGGAAACTGGTCGAGGGGCGTTCCGTCCGCAAATACACCGATGAAGCTGCCGTTGCGGATGCAGTGACCGCCGCAGGCTTTGATCCCTATGAACACAAGGTTCTGGGGCTTACTGCGATGACCAAGCTGCTCGGCAAGCGAAAATTTGAAGAACTGCTCGGTGGCCTGATCCACAAGCCACCTGGCAAACCGACACTCGTTCCTATCTCCGACCGCAGGGCGGAGTGGAATACAGCCAAAAACGATTTTATGGAGGACTGATACTATGGAAAAGAAGATTATTCCGACAAAGGTGATCACCGGCGTGTGCCGCTGGAGCTATGCAAATGTGTGGCAGCCGAAGGCTATCGAGGAAGGCGCAAAGCCGAAATACTCGGTCAGCCTGATCATCCCGAAGAGCGATACCGCAACCATCGAGAAGATCAAGGCAGCGATTCAGGCGGCATACGAGGAAGGCACAGGCAAGCTCAAGGGTACCAGCAAGAGCGTTCCGCCGCTCAGCACTTTGAAAACTCCGCTCAGGGACGGAGATACCGAGCGTCCCGATGATCCGGCTTATGCGAACAGCTACTTCGTGAACGCAAACTCCATCACTGCTCCCGGCGTGGTCGATGCAGACCGTCAGCCGATCATCGACACCTCCGAGGTATACAGCGGTGTTTACGGTCGTGCAAGCATCAATTTCTACGCATATGCGACCAAAACGGCAAAAGGCATCGCCTGCGGCCTGAACAATTTGATGAAGGTGAAGGACGGCGAACCCCTTGGCGGACACAGCCGTGCAGAGGATGACTTTGCAGACATCGATGACGATTTTCTCAGCTAATTGACTCCGGAGCCCAGCCCAATACCATACGGCTGGGCTCTGTTGCTATAAGGATGTGACGATATGAATTGTATAGAAATTGACCTTGAGACTCGCAGTGACCGTGATATTACCAAGTGCGGCGTGTATGCCTATGCCGACTCTCCATACTTTGCTATAACGCTTATGAGCATTTCTGTTGACGGCGGAGAGGTACAGCAATATGACTTCACTGCCGGTGATACTGTTCCCGAAGATATCCTCCGTGCGCTTGTCGATGAAACTGTCATCAAACGCGCCCATAATGTGAACTTTGAACGTATCTGTCTGTCAAAGTATCTCCGTGATAATTATCCGCATATTTTCCGCAGCTACAGTATCCCCGAAGATACAGTCGGAGACTACCTGTCCCCCCGTGGCTGGCACTGCACCATGATACATTGCAGAACGCTTGCACTGCCGTCTACGCTTGCGGATGCCGGTGCTGCGCTGAAACTCGAACAGCAGAAAATGCCGGAAGGCAAGGCGCTCATCAAATACTTCTGCGTCCCATATGCCGTCGTTATTGACGGTGTTCCGCAGTTTCACGCTCCTTCTGATGCACCGGAAAAATGGGAGATTTTCAAGACATACAACAGGCAGGATGTGGTCGCAGAACTTGCCATTGACGAACGGCTCTCACGTTATCCTGTTCCTGCTGCTGTCTGGGAAGAGTTCTATCTGGATCAGGAGATAAACGATCGCGGCATTGCCGTTGACACTGACCTTGCCGATGCAGCGCTCCGCATTGATGCACAGGCGAAAGCAACGCTGTCAGCGGAGATGAGCCGCCTGACCGGAGTGGAGAATCCGAATTCGGTATATCAGCTTCTGGACTGGTTGGAACAGCAGGGATATACACCCGACTCCCTTGGCAAAAAGGAAGTTGCCGCATTGCTGAAGACAGCGGAAGAGCCGGTCAAAACGGTGCTGGAACTGCGGCAGCAGTTATCCAAGTCATCGGTCAAGAAATACACGGCAATGCAGGCGGCAGTATGCTCAGACGGCAGAGTCCGTGGTATGTTCAGCTTCTATGGTGCATCACGCACAGGGCGGCAGTCCTCCAAGATCGTGCAGCTCCAGAACCTGCCGCAGAACCATATCCCAGACTTAGCGGTCGCACGGGATACAGTCAAATACGGCAGTTATGAGGATGCTGAGATGCTGTATGGCAATGTGCCTGATCTGCTGTCTCAGCTTATCCGAACCGCCTTTGTTCCCCGTCCGGGATTCAAGTTTGTTGTAGCGGACTTTTCGGCGATAGAATGCCGTGTTCTGGCATGGCTTGCCGGAGAACAGTGGGTGCTGGACACCTTTGCGAACAACGGCGACATCTATTGCGCTACAGCAAGCCGTATGTTCCACTGTAAGGTCGAAAAGCACGGTGAAAATTCGGAACTTCGGCAAAAAGGCAAACAGGCAACGCTGTCCTGCGGCTACGGTGGCGGTGTTGGTGCGCTGATCAGTATGGGTGCATTGGAGTCCGGCATGAAGGAAGAGGAACTGAAACCACTGGTGGATGCATGGCGGGCGGCAAACCCGAATATCGTCCGGCTCTGGCGTGATCTGGAGAAGGCAGCGATCACCGCTGTATCTCAGGGAACGGTGCAGGAAACACACGGCCTGTTGTTTTCGTATGCAGGCGGTATGCTTTTTATCACGCTGCCCTCCGGCAGAAGGCTTGCTTATGCTCAACCCAAGATCGGGTGCAGTAAGTTCGGCGGAAAGTGTATCACATACATGGGGCTGAATACCGCCAAGAAGTGGGACAGGCTTGAAACCTTCTCTGGCAAGATCGCAGAGAATGTAACGCAGGCGATCGCTCGCGACCTGCTTTTTTACAGTATGCAGACGCTATCGCACTGTTTTATGGTAGCAACGGTGCATGACGAGATCATCATCGAGGCGGATAAGCGGATGTCTGTAGATGCTGTATGTGAGCAGATGAGCAGAGTCCCGTCGTGGGCAAAAGGACTTATTCTCAAGGCTGATGGGTACGAATGCGATTTCTACCAGAAAAATTAACGAACCCTTCGTCAAAACGGCTGTCTCGTTTCCAATGAAGTAGTAGAGGGATACCTCAAATTTTCCGAGAGGAGTTTTTATTATGCAGACTTTAATTCCTATGGATGACTTCGGTGTGTTCGTTGACAAGCAGGACACGGTCAGAGTTGACAGCCGTTTCGTGGCGCAGTTCTTTGAAAAGAGGCACGATTTGGTGCTTCGTGACATTAGAAATCTCGATTGTTCGGAGAATTTCCGACTCCTCAATTTTGAGGAGTCGACATACATCAACGAACAGGGGCATAAGCAGCCGTGTTATGTGATGACTCGTGACGGCTTTGTCTTTCTGGCTATGGGCTATCGCGGCAAAAGGGCTGCGCAGTTCAAGGAACTGTATATCCATCGCTTCAACGAAATGGAAGCCTTCATCAAAACGCTAGTCTCAGCAAGACAGGAGTTCCCGCTGCTGACCGAAAACATCCGCCTGCTGAAAGACGATCCGAAGCCTTATCACTTCAGCAACGAGTGCGATATGCTCAACCGCATCGTTCTCGGTATGACTGCAAAGCAGTTCCGAATCCAGCACGGCATCGAAAAGAAGACCAGCATCCGCCCGTACCTGACGCAGGAGCAGATCGACCTGCTTGAAACGCTGCAGAAGGTCGATATCGGACTGCTTGTGTCTGTGCCGGACTACCACGAGAGAAAACGCTATCTGGAATGGTATGCCGCAAAGATCAAGGAGGGCTGAATGGCAGACAAATATAATGGCGAGGGCTATTACAGCCCCACCGAATATGAAGCATTTACCCGTATCGAGAAGGAAGAGAAGGCTGCGGCGAAAGCTGCAGCCTTCCGACCTATCGTCTACATCTGCTCTCCCTATGCCGGAGATACGGAGAAGAACACTGAGAACGCACGAAAATACAGCCGCTTTGCTGTCGATATGCACTGCCTGCCCATAACACCGCACATATATTTCACGCAGTTCATGAATGATGATATCTCGGAAGAACGGGATACCGCTCTGTTCATGAATATCATACTGCTGAGTAAATGTGCGGAGTTGTGGGTTTTCGGCAGTTATATCAGTCCCGGCATGAAGGCGGAGATTGACCGTGCGAAACGGAAGCATATCCCGATACGCTATTTTACTACTGATTTGGAGGAATGCACATGAGACCACTTGCTATCGCTTACGGCAACAGCTGTCAGGCAAAGAAATGGGTGAACAAGACCATCAGCTATGATGACCTCAAGGAACGCCTGCGTGTTCCGCAGAGAACCACGGAAACCGCCGAGGAATATGCCAAAATGTCGAAGTCACAGCGTGATGCAGCAAAAGACCACGGCGGCTTTGTCGGCGGTGTGCTGAAGGGCGGTAGACGCAAGATCGATACCGTTGAAAAGAGGTCTATCCTCTCCTTTGACGGCGACCGCCTTACCCGTGAATACATGGATAACTTTGAAACAACGATGCCGTATACCGCCTGCCTGTATACCACGCATTCCAGTACGCCTGAGAACCCCAGAGCACGTATCCTTGTTCCGATGACACGGGATGTGACACCGGAGGAGTTCGTGGCGGTCGCCCGGTATGTCGCTGAGATGCTAGGCATTGATTATTTTGATGAATGTTCCTATCAGCCGAATCAGCTTATGTACTGGCCGTCCTGTCCGCAGAACGGTGCTTTTGAGTTCAAGGAAGTGGACAAGGCGTGGCTTGATCCCGATGATATCCTGTCGGCACACCCAGAATGGACTGATCCGACACAGCTCCCGACCTCTTCCCAGGAGAGCAAGGCGAATCAGGTCACGCAGCAGAAGGTGCAGAATCCTCTGGAAAAGGAAGGTGCTGTCGGTCTGTTCAACAGAGCTTTTTTCCCGATCAGCAAAGCCCTGTCGGAATTCCTGTCTGATGTATATGAGCCGACTGATAACAAGAACCGCTGGCATCTCATCACCGCACACAGCATGGCGGGTGTCGAGATCAAGGAGGATATGTTTGTGTACTCGCACCATGCGAAAGACCCGGCATACCTGAAACTCTGCAACGCTTTTGATATCGTGCGCATACACAAATTCGGCGGTCTGGACGATAAGGCATCCTACCGGGAGATGTGCAAGTTTGCAATGAGCCTTGATGCTGTAAAGCTGCTTGCGGCAGAAGAGCGCCTTGCAGAAGCGGTAAGCGACTTCTCAGCCCCTGTCGATGATGACTGGAAGAAACGCCTGCGCCGCAATAAGGACGGCGTTCTGGAGAACTGCCTGCACAACATCCGCCTGATCATGGAAAATGACCAGTATCTGCGGAGCATCGTGTTCAATCAACTGGCGGACGGTATGGAGATCAGCGGCGAAGTGCCGTGGAAGCATCCTGCTCGTTTCTGGCGTGATGCCGATGACGCACAGCTTATCTGCTATGTCGATGCCAGCTACGGTACGTTTTCGGCTCGTAATTACGATATCGCCGTCCAGAAGGCTGCTGACGATCGTTCCTATCATCCGATCAGGGAGTATTTCTCCCGTTTGCCGGAGTGGGACGGCATCGAGCGTATCGACACTATGCTGATCGACTATCTCGGTGCTGATGACAACGCATATATCCGGGCGGTGTCCCGCAAGATCATGTGTGCCGCTGTGCAGCGTGTATATCACCCCGGCATCAAGTTCGACCATATCCTTGTGCTGAACGGACCGCAGGGCATCGGCAAATCGACCTTCATCGGGAAACTCGGCGGCGAATGGTATTCCGACAGTCTGAACCTTTCCGATATGAACGACAAGACTGCTGCGGAAAAGCTGCAGGGATACTGGATTTTGGAGATCGGTGAGCTTGCCGGAATGAAGAAGGCTGACATCGATAAGGTAAAGGCGTTCATTTCCCGTCAGGACGACAAGTACCGTGCCTCCTTCGGCAGACGTGTCACCCCGCATCCGAGACAGTGTGTTTTCTTCGGCACGACCAATTCCGAGAACGGATTTCTGCGTGACGTGACCGGCAACCGCCGCTTCTGGACGGTCAGAGTTCCCGGCGGCAACCAGTACAAGCCGTGGGATCTAACAGAATTCGATATCGACATGATGTGGGCGGAGACATTGGTGTATGTGAAAGAGGATGAACCGCTGTTCCTGCCTGCGGAACTTGAAAACTATGCAAAGATGGAGCAGTCTGCTGCAATGGAGCAGGATGACCGTGAAGGGCTCGTCATCCGTTATCTGGATACGATTTTGCCTACCGACTGGGATACGATGGATATCTACAAACGCCGCAGTTTCCTGCAGAACCCCGATGAACCCACACAGCCTGTCGGTTCGGTGCGCCGTGAGACTGTATCGAACATTGAGATTTGGTGTGAGTGCTTTGGAAAGCTGAAGGAGGACATCAAGCCTGCGGACAGCTATGCGATCACCGCTATCATGACACGCATCAGCGGCTGGGAAAAGAACGGTACGAAGAAAAGGCTTCCCATTTACGGTCTGCAGCGCATCTATACCCGTAAAGGCTGAGACAACATCGTGAAACAAGTGGTCAGTGAGGTTGTCTCACTCCACTTGTTTCATTCAATATTCCCATAGTGCGAGGAAAAACAGTCATTACGGAAACAACTTATACAACTATATCTTTATAGTACAAATAAAAGAATATATAGTAAGAAACCGCGTGCGAAAGCGCACGTAATACGCGCGTATAGGGATTTTCTGTACCGCTGTTTCAGATTGGAGTGAAGAAATGGATGAGAAGTATATCGAGCAGGCATTCCGAAAGGCAGTCAGGGACTCCGGCGGTATCGCATTGAAATTCGTATCGCCGGGATTCAGCGGAGTTCCAGACAGACTGGTACTGATGCCGCATGGGAAGATAGCATTTATTGAAGTGAAAGCACCCGGTGAAAAGCCCAGAGCCTTGCAGCTTTCCCGACATAAGCTTCTGCGGCGGTTAGGTTTCAAGGTGTATGTACTTGACGATATTTCTCAGATCGGAGGGATGATTGATGAGATACAAACCGCATGATTATCAGAGATATGCTGCGGATTTTATAAAAAACCATCCCATTGCAGCACTGCTGCTGTCGATGGGACTTGGAAAAACGAGCATCACGCTGACCGCCATCAATGACCTGCTGTTCGACAGCTTTGAGGTCAGCAGAATTCTCGTGATAGCCCCTATCCGTGTAACACGGGTGTGGGCGGAGGAAATTGAGAAATGGGATCACCTGAGAGGGCTGACATACAGCATCGCAGTCGGCACAGCGGAAGAGCGCAAAACGGCACTGTCCCGGAAGGCGGATATCTATATCATCAACCGCGAGAATGTCGGTTGGCTGATAGATGAGATGCCGTTCGATTTTGACATGATCATCATTGACGAGCTGAGTTCCTTCAAAAACCACCAGACAAAACGCTTCAAGGCTCTCATGAAGGCAAGACCAAAAGCAAAGCGCATCGTGGGACTGACGGGAACACCGACAGGAAACGGACTCATGGACCTGTATGCGGAGTTCCGCCTTCTGGATATGGGAAAGCGGCTTGGACGTTTTATCGGGCAGTACCGCAATACCTACTTTCAGCCCGATAAGCGGAACGGTATGATCGTGTACAGCTATAAGCCTCTGCCCGGTGCGGAGGATGCAATATATGAAAAGATATCCGACATCACGGTATCCATGAGAGCGACCGACCACCTGAAAATGCCGGAACTGATCATGAGTGAATATACCGTGCAGCTTTCCGAAGCGGAGCATAAGAAATACAGCGACCTGCGGCAGGAGTTGGTGCTGTCGCTGCCGAACGGCGAAGTCACTGCCGCCAATGCCGCAAGTCTCAGCAATAAGCTGTCGCAGATGGCGAATGGTGCAATATACGATGACTCCGGAGAGGTCGTTCCGATACACGACCGGAAACTGGATGCCCTTGAGGATATTATCGAAAGCATGAACGGCAGACCGCTGCTTGTCGCATACTGGTTCCGGCATGATCTCGACCGCATATCGGAGCGCTTGCATCAGCTTCATATCCCGTTCAGCACACTGGATAAGCCCGACAGCATCAGTCGCTGGAATAAAGGTGAACTGCCTGTCGCACTGATACATCCTGCATCGGCGGGACACGGGTTAAATCTGCAAAGCGGCGGCAGCACCCTTGTATGGTTCGGGCTGACGTGGAGTCTGGAACTGTATCAGCAAACCAACGCCCGACTGTGGCGGCAGGGACAGAAGTCCGCGACCGTTGTCATACAGCATATCGTTACAAAAGGCACTGTCGATGAACGCATCCTGAAAGCATTGCAGGATAAGGACAAAACTCAATCAGCCCTGATGGATGCGGTCAAAGCGGAACTAGAGGGATGCTATGGGATATAAACTGCTTGCCGCTGCCGTAATAGAAAAAGCCCTGCAGGATTACAAAGCCGCCCTTATCACAAAAAACAAGGACGGCATCAATGAAGCAGAGCGATTTCTGCGGTCGCAGTGGTTTGAATTATTAGCCAATGACCTGAACGGCGAAACGCTGATCACAACAATGAAGGAGGCATTTGCATGAGTTATTATGAGGCACTTGCTGATAATATCCGGATAAGCAAGAAAAATGGCTTCACGATTTACTACCCGCCGTGTCACATATGTGGAGCTTCCGTAGAAAGTTGGAATTATGTATCTGGGCTTCAATATACTTGCACAGCGTGTCGAGAAATGCTTATTGATAGTCATAATCAGACATCCAACAAACAGCAGGACTGTTTGAATCGTGCAATTAAAAGAATATCGAAGATTACAGATATCTCAAAATATAGACACGGAATTCAGTGGGTTCAGGACAATATCGGAAAAAGCGGTTGGTTTCAAAGTACAGAAGAGGTAATGGTAACTTTGGAACTTATCAGGAGAAAGGTCAAAGCGCATCATCAGGTCAAGGTGTATAACTATGTCGTGGATTTTGTTCTTCCCGAAATGAAAGTGATACTTGAAATTGATGGAAAATTATATCATGGAAAAGAGAAAAAACAATACGAGACAATTCGCGATGAACTTATTTGCGAGAAGTTCGGTGAGGAATGGGAGTTGATACGTATTGATACAGAGAATATCAATACAAATGTGACTCGTTTATTGTCGGCAATAAATGCCGTGTTGAGAAGAAGAAAGCGTAACAAGGAGGGCAATGGCCATGACGGTAACAGAATATCTGGAACAGATTAAAACAGCACGGCAGGAAGTGGAATACTGTCGGCGTAAGATAGACGAGTTGCATGATATGGCGATGCGCATATCCGGCTGCAGCTTTGAAGAACATAACAGTCCCAATCGTCAAACTGAGGCGCGTTTTGTGAAGTACCTCGATGAAATTGAGGAAATGAAGACTGAGTTGGAGCAGAAGCGGGAAAAACACATGGCACTCGAGTTGGAGATTACTCATACGCTGATGTCACTGCCCGATCCGCAGGAACGTCAAGTGCTGGAATTGATTTTTCTACATGGCCTTACCACACAGGAAACGGCAAAGCAAATGCTTTTGAGTACTGCGACCGTTAAGCGCAGAAAGGCAGACGCACTACTCGAACTTGAAAAAATGCTTCATGATGAGCCGCAATGAACCCTTTTGAATACTTGCAGAGCCACCCAATATGTGTTATAATAGAAGAGTAAAAGAATGCAAAGAGCCGTTGTGGATTACCGCAGCGGCTTTTGTTATGCCCGAAGGAGGTGTCGGCGATGCCGAGGAAGGCACTGAAACCGTGCAAGCATCCCGGCTGTCCGAGACTGACCGAGGGTGCGTACTGCGACGAACACAAGCCCCTGCACCCAGACCGACCGTCTGCCGCCAAGCGTGGCTACGGCAGCAAGTGGCAGCGGCTCAGCAAGGCGTACCTGCGGAAGCATCCGCTGTGTGTGCGGTGCAAAGCACATGGACGGTTCACGGCAGCGACCGTGGTCGACCATGTCATTCCTCATCGTGGTGATTCGCATCTGATGTGGGATGAAAGCAACTGGCAGGCTCTTTGCAAGTCCTGCCACGACCGGAAAACCGGAAGTGAGGACAGTAACCCTGAGTATTTTTATTGACATGGGTTAGGCTGCGGGCTGCCGGGTTGGGGCGTTCACTTCTCTACAGTAAAGCAAACACAAGACCGGGGCTCCCTCTCACACACAAAAACCAAGGTTCAAACGGGGGATTAACCCCGGAAATATGCAAACAAGCCGAAACCTACGCAGTTTCGGCTGTTTTTTTCTCAAAAGGCAGGTGAAATCAGATGGCAAAGGACGGCACAAGAAGAGGCGGCAGACGAGTTCGTGCAGGTGATAAGCCGAAAGCCCTCTCCGACAAAATTGCAGAGGGCAAGGATGCAGATATTATAGAATTTCATGCTCCGGAATTGGACGCAGCTGATCTGGACGATGCCGCTGATTTGACCGGTGCGGATATGCCAAGCCCCAGTGCGTACTTGTCTGCCCAGCAGAAGAACGGAAAACCGCTGGGAGCAGACATTGTGTACAAAGAAACATGGCTCTGGCTGAAACAGCGTGGCTGTGAAAAGCACGTCAACAAACGGCTGCTGGAAAGTTACTCGCAGGCATTCGCCCGATTTGTACAGTGTGAAGAAGCCCTCAGTACCTATGGACTGCTGGGAAAGCACCCGACCACGGGCGGCGTTATTGCTTCCCCGTTTGTGCAGATGAGCCAGACATTTCAGAAACAGGCAAATTTGCTCTGGTATGAGATTTTCGATATTGTGAAACAGAACTGCACGACCAAATTTGACGGTACACCACAGGATGATTTGATGGAACAGCTTCTGAGCAGCAGAAAGTGAGAAATACATGAAAGCAGATACTCAGTTCTGGCGAGATCTGAAAGCCAATCGCCAGAAGATGACCAAACAGCAATACAGAACCATTAAGGGACAGGCAGTCAGCGGAAAAGTGCTGGATGCCAGAAAAGGTTTACAGAAAGTTTTGAAGCGGAGGAATGGAGCATGACCACAACCAAAGAATTTCAGCTTGTTGACATCAACAAGTTAGTGCCTTATGCCAACAACGCCAGAACGCACAACAAGGAACAGATCCTGAAGCTTCGCTCTTCTCTGCGTGAGTTTGGCTTTGTAAATCCGGTGATTATCGACCGGGAATACAATGTGCTGGCTGGTCACGGCAGAATCGAAGCGGCAAAGGCAGAAAATATTTCAGAAGTGCCATGTGTATTTGCCGACCATCTGACGGAAGCACAGAAGAAAGCGTATATTCTTGCTGACAACCGGATGGCATTGGATGCAGGCTGGGACGAAGAACTGCTGTCTGTAGAAATGCAGGAACTGCAGGAGCTCGGATTCGACCTTTCCATGACCGGATTTGATGAAAAGGAACTGACAGACCTATTGGGTGTAGATGCAGATGGCGAGGCAAAAGAGGATGACTTTGACCTGTCCGCTGCCTTAGAAAAGGCAGCTTTTGTACAGCGTGGCGATATTTGGACAGTTGGCAGACACAAGCTGATGTGCGGTGATGCCACATCTGCGGAAGATGTATCTGCTCTCATGGGTGACACCAAGGCAAATCTCATTCTGACCGATCCCCCATATGGAGTTTCGTTTAAGAGTGCCAGCGGACTTACCATTCAGAATGATAGCATGAAGAACGAAGAGTTTTATACATTCCTGCTGTCCTCCTTTCAGCGAATGGCGGAGCATCTGGAAAAAGGCGGTTCTGCCTATGTGTTCCATGCAGACACCGAAGGGCTGAATTTCAGAAAAGCTTTCATTGATGCCGGATTTCATCTTGCAGGCTGCTGTATTTGGGTAAAAGACAGCCTTGTGCTGGGACGCTCGGATTATCAGTGGCAACACGAACCTGTGCTGTATGGCTTTATGCAGAATGGAAAACATCACTGGTATTCCGACCGCAAGCAAACGACCATCTGGCATTTTGACAAGCCGAAACGCAATGCCAATCATCCTACCTCCAAGCCGCTGGACTTGCTTGGCTATCCCATCGGCAATTCTACACAGGAAAATGGCGTGGTAATGGACACCTTTGGCGGCAGTGGTTCTACTTTGATGGCTTGCGAACAAATGAATCGCATCTGTTACACCATGGAACTGGATGAAAAATATGCCTCGGTGATTCTTCGTCGGTATGTGGAAGATACGGGAAATGCCGATGGTGTGTATGTTATCCGTGACGGGAAGCAGATTGCATACTCTGAACTGGTGAAAGAGGTGGAAAAGCCTGATGAATAAACCGCTCACCCTTGGCAGCCTCTTTGATGGCAGCGGCGGTTTTCCGCTTGCCGGACTGCTGGCAGGCATTGTGCCTGTCTGGTCTTCTGAAATTGAACCGTTTGCCATTCGTGTGACAGAAAAACGGCTGCCGCAGGTACAACACTTCGGCAATATCAGCGGACTGCATGGTGCAAAGCTGCCATCTGTGGACATCATCACCTTTGGCAGTCCATGCCAGGATATGAGCATCGCCGGAAAACGAACCGGTCTGAACGGCAGCCGTTCTTCTCTGTTTCACGAAGCAATCCGTATCATCCGAGAAATGAGGTGTGCAAGCAATGGC